ATACTAATATTTATATTAATATCAGCATACGCAATAATAATAACTAATTGCATAATTGACAAAAACATAAACAAAACAAATCAAGATCAAAAACACGTAAGCCTTACTACTAATAAATTTTATAACTCAACGCATAACATTATATAAGGGTTTAATATTATTAAGCGCAAAGTAAATACAACAATTAAACCGACACGCTCACAATCAGTTGCAGTTAAAAAAAAGTCAAACACCATCATTGATGTATCTAAAGCACTTGAGCTAAAAATGAAAAAAGGACTGTCATATGGAGACATAGGCAAGTACTTTAATGTATCCCGACAAGCAGTAGAGCAAAGGCTTAAACCGATCCTCGGATTTTTAAAAGACAGCGGGGAGATAGACGCTTATATTACTCACAAGGGGGAGATATTACAAAGCTTTGAGATGGAGCTGATGACTGACATGCTTGATGAGGGCAAGCGCAAAAAGGCATCGCTTAACAATGTAGCCTACGCGCTCGGTCAGATCAATAATATGACAAGGCTTGAAAACAACCAGTCTACGGCTAATATCAGTTATAACAATATGTCTGACTCACTTGAGGAGATCCGGGCGCAACGGATGCAGATGGAGGAGGCTATTAATGAAATGCAGTAAAATTGAGGTATTCCGCAATCAAGGTATTAAAAACCCCGCATATTTCAAGACCGACCTCAAAATAAATGGGGTAGATTGAGGTATTCCGCAATTTAAAAGGAGATAGAATTATGGATAATATAGATTATGATGCATATCCACAAATCAAAATAACACAAAACGGCAATGTTATTGTATTAGATAAGAGGCAATTAGATATTGTGATTGATATTTTAGATAGTGATGAGACACCAACCAACACAAGGCCGGTAAGCATGGGCAGGCTATAAGATGATATTGATTGATACTAAGAGCAATGATTTTATGATTATTACCAGGTCAGGGAGCGCAGGCATGGGCAGACTAAATACCAAACCCTTTTACCACACAGGGCAGTTAACCCCCCTCCCCCCGTGCGAATATCTATATAGTAGCGTCCCATATAATAATTTTTCAGAAAAGGGTCTCTGATGGATAAGGTAACAATAGACGGTACGGAATATAAAGTTAATCCTAAAATAGTCGAGCTTTTATTGTTAATCAGTAAAGAAAGGGATCAATTAAAATATTTTTTAAAAATAGCTGGATACGAATGTGATAAGGTCCCCGATATGTATTCTGGTGAGTTATTTAGAGATCGGGAGTATCTAAACGAATGTTAATAGGAGGATAGTATGGTTGAATTAGGAAACAGAGTTAAAGACCCAGTAACAGGTATTTAAGGGATTGCTTATGTAAGATCAAGTTACTTACAGGGATGCGACAGAATAGGTATACAGCAATTAATAATTAGACCAGAAGACAAAGAGCCTATAGTGCCGGATTTATTTCATGTCGATGAGCCACAACTTATAAGACTTGAGAAAAATGTGGTGATAAAACAAACCAAGGGAAATAACAATGGAGGCCCGTCTTTTTCAAGTAAGCGTGATCGATAAAATAATAATAGGAGTAATAGTATGGCAAAAGACAAAACGATTAGTAGTGATAAAGAATATACGGGTATAGTTGCTAAAAGGAATAAAAATGTTCCTGGTAATGGTAGTTCACCCGCTGGTGCTAATAGGAGTGGTGTGTCTGGATATTTAAAGGATAAGAAGGCTACTACAAGTAAGCTGGATGAAGTATTTGATTATCAGAAGAAGAAGGAATAGATGTCGAGAGCAACAAAAGCAGAGTTATTAGATAAGTTAAAGGTCTTAGAGACTAAAGAGTCTGAGATACTTGCTGATATGATTAAATACAAGGCGGATAACCGGATTGAGTTTTTCACGCGTCCTAATCCGTTGCAGGAAGAGCTTTTGTATGCTTGGAAAGAAGATTTTTATAAGGTTTTTACGTTTACTGGTGGGAATCGAATAGGAAAAACAACTATAGGAGCTATTATTGCTATTTCGACTTGTTTTGGTAAATATCCTTGGGATAAGAAAAGGTTAGACTTTCCACACAGCAGACCAAGAAAAGTAAGATATATCGGTCAGGATTGGGAAAGACAGATAAAAACTGTTGTAATTCCTGAGTTGGAAAAGTGGTGGCCTAAAAACAGAGCTTTAAAGAAAAAGAAGAACAGTATAGGAGTGGAAGCTATTTGGACTGATATAGCCACTGGTAGTACGATTGAAATATTATCAAACGGTCAGGATTCAGATTTACATGAAGGTTGGTCTGGTGACTTAATTGTTTATGATGAACCACCAAGAAGAGATATAAGAGTTGCAAACTCGCGTGGCCTTGTGGATAGAATGGGTAGAGAGTTATTTTGTATGACTCTATTGAAAGAGGCGTGGGTCGATAGAGAGGTTATAAAAGCTATAGACGAAAATGGAAGACCCGATATGACCGTTTTTAATGTTCACGGTGATATTTATTCAAATGTTGGGTACGGAATAACAGAAGAGGGCGTGAAACAATTTGCAAAGACTCTTACTGATGACGAGAAAGATGCTAGATTAAAGGGTATCCCTTCATATATGAGTGGATTGGTGTATCCGTATTATAACAGAAAATCTCATTTAGTGGAAAGGTTTCAAGTTCCTATAGATTGGATAGTAGATGTAGCCATAGATATACATCCGAGAGAAAAGCAAGCTATTTTATTTTGTGCTGTGGCTCCTAATGGTATGAAGTATCTTGTAAATGAGATTTGGGGACATGGAGATGGCACTTGGGTAGGTCAAGAATTAATCAGATGTTCAAAACTAAACTCATATAGATTAAACAGAATAATAATAGACCCACTTGCAAAAGCAGATAGCAATAACGAATACACAGTTTTCGGGAAAATACAAGAAGTTTTATGGCAATATGGGCATATGCTGGAAACTGCTTCAAAAGAGAAGACATCTGGCATCCTTGAGGTTAAAAATCACTTAGTTAGTGCCAATAAAGAACCTTCTTTGTTTATCTTTAATGATTTAATACGAACAATTTTTGAAATTGAAGGATATATGTATGATAAAGAGACACAGAAGCCTAAAAAAGAAGACGATCACATGATGGAGAATCTATATAGGATTATGTTACTTAATACGATATGGGAGCCTATTATTTTTGATAATGAGGAGGAAGAAGAACACGCCGGAATGAGCACAATTGGAGGATATTGATGAAAATTAAGCAGCTACAGGAATTTATAGACAGTAAAAACATTGCTGAAGACCTTGAAGAAGATGTGTTAAGCAAGATAGGCGCAAAAGTTATCAGGGAATATGATATTGACCTTGAATCAAGGTCTGATATAGACAAAATAAATAGAGAAGCAATGAAACTTGCTAAACAGACCTATGAAAAGAAAACATTTCCTTGGCCCAACGCGGCAAATGTAAAATACCCCCTTATAACAGTAGCGGCTATACAGTTTGCGAGTCGTTCTATGCCGGAACTTGTACCTGATGACAAGATAGTTAACTTTAAAATCACAGGAGATGACCCTAATAAGCTAAAAGAGGAGCGATCAGAAAGAGTTGGGGCTTATATGGACTACCAGCTAACAGAAGAGATAGATGGCTGGCTAGATAGCACTGATAGGTTACTTCATAATCTTCCGATAATAGGAACGTGTTTCAGGAAAATCTATTATGACGGGCTGCATGAAAAAGTGGCGTCACTGTTTCTTACATATGATGATTTTGTTGTTAATATAAAAGCAAAGAATTTGAAATCAGCAAGAAGGAAGTCCCATAAAATATATCTATACATGAATGATGTTGTAGAAAGGGTAAATGCTGATTTATGGTTGGATAAGAACCTTGGTAATACTGCCGGAACAGATGGTGATGATAGCAATCTTGAGGGTGAAGATGCTCCGCATTTATTTATAGAGCAACACAGATGGCTTGATTTAGATGATGACGGGTACGAAGAACCCTATATAGTAACTGTTCATAAAAACACCAATACTGTAATGAGGATAATCGCAGGGTATGATGTTGGTGGTGTAGTTATAAAAGGCGGAAAGCCTATAAGAATAGAGCAGCTACAGTTCTTTGTGAAATATCCGTTCATTCCTAATCCTGATGGTGGATTTTATGATATTGGATTTGGGACACTATTATATCCTATTAATAGCTCAATAAACACAGTTATAAACCAATTACTTGATGGTGGTACACTTGCCAATACAGGGGGGGGGTTTTTAGCAAGAGGCGTACAGATAGGTAGTGGCTATGTTAAATTTAAGCCTGGAGAATGGAAAACAACTAAAACAATGGGTCAGGATTTAAAAGCAGGAATATTCCCTCTCCCGATAAGAGAACCATCACAAGTATTATTTCAGTTATTAGGACTATTAATTTCAGCAGGGAAAGACATTTCTTCTGTTCAAGATGCAATGTCCGGACAGAAACCAGGGGAAAACGTATCAGCAGCAACAGTTACTGCACTAATAGAGCAAGGCTTAAAAGTATTTAGCGGAATATATAAACGTATATATAGGTCTATGGGAGAGGAATTAGATATTATATACACACTCAACTCTAAATATTTGGATGATAAAAAGTATTTTAATGTAGTTGATCGTGAAATAAAGAAGGGTGATTTTGAAATAGGCAGTTATGATTTACAACCATCAGCTGATCCTCAGTTTTCTCTAGATGTTCAGAGAGTTGGCAAGGCAGAGGCATTGCTTAAAATATCAGGAAGACCGGGCTTGGATGAAGATGCTATAACAGCTGATTATTTAAAAGCTATTAAGGCACCAGAGACACTATTAATCCCTAAAGAAGAACGTCCAGAGCAACCACCTAACTTGGATATGATTAAGTTAGGCATGGAGCAAACAGAGTTAGATTTAAAGGAACGCATATCAGGACTTGAACGAATGGAATTATTTGCTAAAATCGAGAAACTAAGAGCAGAGGCAATTAATTATATAGCAAAGGCAGAGAGTGAGGAAGCAGGTCAGAATTTAGATGAATACAAAGCTTTTATAGATGAGTTAGGGATTGCGTTGGATAACGAAAGGAAGAAAGAAGAGGCACCAGTACAGGAACAACAAGGAGCACAGGTATGATCTCAAAAGATGAATTTGTAAATTGGAGAGCTGGAGAGATAACCAAAGAGGTATTCAAGCTACTTATGGATGCTAGAGATGATTTATCTTTTTCTCTCATAAACGGGAATACATTGAAAGGAGATTCAAGCACAGCAGAGGCAACAGCAAGGGTTATAGGTATTTTATATGGAATTGATTTAATCTTAGAAATGAAGGTAGAATACGAGGAGGGAGTGGATGAAGAATCCGAGTAAATTAAAACCGGTTGAATACAAGATAATAGTAGAGCCGGATGAAGTAGAGAGTAAGACAAGTGGTGGTATTTATATACCACTTAGTTTAAAGGAAAAAAAACAAATGACGCAGGTGTTAGCTACACTTATAGCCTGTGGTGGTAATTGTTTTGAAGATTGGGAAGGAGATATACCAAAGTCAGGAGATAGAGTGTACGTAGCCAGAGCAGCAGGATATGTAGTGAAGGGAGCAGACGGCAAGGAGTATAAGTTAATGAACGACAAAGACATAGCAGCAATTATAGGAGATTAAGATGACAGAGCCAAACGAGGGAATTGAAATACCAGGAGAACAGGAAGCGCGCACCATGGGATGGGTGCCTGAAGAAGACTTTAGGGG